CAGGTTTATTTGGTGGTACGTCTATTGGTCCTTCAGCAACAACTTTACAAACAGCTTTAACAAATACTACGGGAACAACTATAGTTTTAAATAGTAGCTCAGCGTTTCCGGCAGCAGGGACAATACAGATAGGTTCTGAATTTATTTCTTACACAAATAATAATACAACTACAAATACTTTAACCGGTGGTGCTAGAGGAGTTGACGGGACTACTGCTGCAACCCACAGTGCTGGAGCTACAGTAACTAATGTTACTAGTTATAATGGATGGGGAGATCCTGCTTCTTCTGACTTTACTATTGATCCTGGTTTATGGGTTTTAGATAACTATGGTACAAAACTTATTGCACTTATCTATAATGATAAATGTTTTGAGTGGGACGCTTCAGCAGTCAATGCTACATCAAATAGAGCAACCGTATTACCTAACGCACCAACAGCATCACGTCATGTATTAGTTTCAACTCCCGACAGACACTTAGTGTTTTTTGGAACTGAAACTACTGTTGGGGATCCTACAACTAAAGATGATATGTTTATTAGATTCTCGGACCAGGAAAGTATTGATCAAACAGATTCATATACCGTACGAGCTGAGAACACGGCAGGTACACAAAGACTAGCAGATGGTTCTAAAATTATGGGAGCTATTAAAGGTAGGGATGCAATCTACGTTTGGACCGATACGGCATTGTTCTTGATGAGATTTGTTGGAGCACCTTTTACTTTCTCCTTTGAACAAGTAGGGACTAACTGTGGATTGTTTGGTAAAAATGCAGCAGTAGAAGTTGATGGGTCTTCTTATTGGATGTCAGAAAATGGTTTCTTTACTTACGATGGTCAATTAAAATCTATGCCTTGTCTTGTTGAAGACTATGTTTACGATAGTATTAACGATACCTCTAGAGATTTAATTAATTGTGGTCTAAACAATTTGTTTGGTGAAATAAATTGGTTTTACTGTAGCGAAGGTTCTAATGCAGTTGATCGAGTGGTGACATATAACTATTTAGATTCATCAGCAAAACAACCTATATGGACTACAGGTAGTTTAGATAGGACGGCATGGCAAGATTCGTCTGTGTTTAATAGACCCCATGCAACTTACTATACTCCTTCGGATAACGATTCTTTCGATGTTACTGGCAATACTGATGGTATTACTATATACTATAATCAGGAAACAGGGACCGATCAAGTAAATGCAGGGGGAGTTGTAACAGCTATCCAAGCAAACATATTATCAGGTGATTTTGACATCACTCAAAAAAGAAGTAATACAGGTCAAGCTGTGGGAACACCGGACCTTAGAGGAGATGGTGAATACATTATGAGAATTAGCAGATTCATACCAGATTTTATAAATCAAACCGGTACTACTCAAGTTAGTTTTACAACTAGAGCTTACCCTAACAGTACACCGATCACTACAAATTTTCCAATTGATTCAACTACTACTTTTAAAAGTACTAGAATTAGAGCAAGGTCTATTGCATTAAAAGTTTCCAACACAGGTTCTAACCAAGATTGGAAACTCGGTACATTTAGATTAGACGTTGCACCAGGAGGAATGAGATAATGGTATATATTCCTAATTTTTACAATGCCGCTGATCAAAAAATATATAATGACGGGACATATTTTAAACCTCAAGAACGATTTACATTACCCTACAATCAAATCCCTACTGGTGATGAAAACTCAGTAGAACCTGAAGGTATATTGTCTGCAAATGTTGTTAATAACAGTGGTAATAAATTTAATGCAACAGGAAATATGTTTGGACAAGGAACAACAGTTAAACCTGTTTTTGGAAATAGTTATATTGATACAGTTAGAAGAGAAGGCCCTAATTCTTTTGCAGCATATAACAAGTTAAGTCAAGCGGGTGGAAATGCTCCAGCTGGAATGTATCAAACTGATTATTTTCCTGGAACTCAAAATGAATTAGTAGATGCAATGGGAAGAACTGTAGGTCAACCAGGTTATTCTCCTAACATGGATATGTCTGAAAATGCTTTTCAAAAAGCAGAAGATAAAAGAGGGTTTTTATCTAAGTTAATGAATAATGCTAAACAAAAAATGACAGATCTTCCTGCATGGGCAAAAACTGCTCAGACAGCTCTTGGAATGATAAATCCTTTTACGGCTATTCCAAAAATTCTTGGTATAAACACTGGAAACGGTGGTCCTAGTTATGGTATAGCAGGGTTAAGTGATAGACAAAAAGCAATGTATGATAATTTAGCATCTAATAATATGTTGTTTAATGATAACGGTATAATGAAAACATATGATGGTAAAAACTTTAGTAGGTTTAATGATGAAAGTATTGATAAGTATTTTGATTCTAAAACAAATAGGTTTGGAAGTATTGAAGAATATGAAAAGTATTTAGCTAAAGACCCTGACAAAAGAAAAAATTTATTAAAAACATTACAATTCTATAAACAAGCAAGAAAAGGTGATGATAATTTTGTAGATTTTACTAGTAATAATATAACAGACTCTACTGTAACATCAAATTTAGTTGATGACGTTGCTCTTACTACTAATAATGATAGTCCAAGTTATACAGCACCTCCGGGAACGTATTATACAAATACATTTTCAGGGGGGGACCCGAGTCAAGATAGTGGTAATCAAAATCAAAGTGGAGGTGGGGCCAGTTATAGCAGTTCAAAAGAAACAGGAGCTAAAGATGGTTATAGTTATGGTCTTAATAAAGGTGGTAGAGTTGGATACTTTTTTGGTGGCCTAGCTGCAAGAAGAATGAAAAGATAATGGCAAAAATTGTACAATCATTAACTAGAGCAGCTAAAGAATATGAACAAAAAAATATACAGTCATTGATCAGGGATCTTGATGGTATCATCACAAAATTAAATTCTTCTTTTCAAGAAGAAGTAAAACAGGAGATAGAAGCTAAGAGTTTCTTTTTAGAATAATGGCAGTAGTAAACCAATACAAATTTAAAGGTATAGATAATAATACGACAGGAAATGCTTTAGTTCCATTTGGGGCAGGTAATCCTTTGGTCAATGAAACTATAATTATTAAATCACTGCTTGTTACATCTGCTGGTACACCTACAGTGACCGTAACCAATAACAGTATTACAGCTATTAAATCAGTAGCACTTACGGCTAATGTTACAAAAGAATTATTAACCCAACCATTAATAATAGAAGGTGGTAGTGCTTTTACAGTACAGTCAAGTAACACAGATTCATTTGACATAGCCATAAGTTATTTAAACATAAACAAAAGTAAGGTAGATTAATGAAAGTATATGACGCTAAGGTAGAAGAAACTTACAGACACCTTAAGACTGGTGAGGTTTTTAAGGAAAGAAAAGACTGGGAAGCCAAGGGTTATAAGGCAGAAGAGATGGCACAGGACGTAAAAGTTATCATGCCTCCTCTTGATTTGTTTAGTAAAACAAAGTAAAACGGATAGACTAAGGATAAATTTATGGCAATTTCAAACATGCAACAACCAAGACAGATGTACGGATTAGGGAGTTTTGTAAAGAAAGCTTTCCGTGGCGTTAAAAAAATTGCTAAGAGTCCACTAGGTAAGATGGCCATTATTGGTGGCCTAGGTATGATTCCTTTTGGTGGATTTGGAGCAGCAGCAGGATCAAAAGCTAGTTTGTTTAGTAGACTGGGTGGAGCATTGTCTGGGGGATCTGCGTTAACAGGGTTAACGGGTCCAGCTGAATTAGGTGCTACAACTAAAGGTGGTATGTTTTCAAACCTGCTTAATAAATTTAATGGTTTAAGTACAGGTAAAAAAATATTTGCTGGTCTAGGTGCAACAGCAGTTGCTTCTCCGTTCATAGCAAAAGCTTTTGGTACACCTGAAGTAGAAGAAGAAGTAGATGAAGATTACATTGACCCTTACACAGCAATGATGATGGCAAAATACAAAAACCCTCAAATGAATTTTTTACCTGAAGATAGATTTACAGATAATTATTATCAAACAGCAGTGCCAGCAGCTAACGGTGGAAGAATTGGTTATGCTGGTGGTATGTTAGTTGAAGACGAAGAAGATATAAATTTAAACAGACCACTAGATATGGGCACTATGTTAAGAAGAGGCTATGCTAACGGAGAGATGGTAGAAGAATCTATGACTGAAGAAGTACAATTACCTGATGAAGCAGAACAAATGTTACAAGTAGAATATCAAAAATATATAGAAGGTGGTGGACAATTACCTTACCCAGAATTTAAAAAATTAGTATTACAACAAATGCAACAAGAAAGAGCAGCTCCTGATGAAACTCTGATGGCTGAAACAGAAACTGTTGAAGCTGCACCAGCTGCAATGATGGCTGGCGGTGGTTTAACAAGTGTACCGGGATATGGAACTCCTGCAGGTACAAATAGATTTGATTACCCTAGCGGTGGAGTAAGATTAGGTGCAGAAGAAGGTGGACTTATGAACCTTGGTGGTATGGAAAAAGATTATAGAGCTGAAGGTGGGTTTGTACCTATTGGAGCTAAAGAAAAAGCAGATGACGTACCGGCTAGATTAAGTGTAAATGAATTTGTATTTACTGCAGATGCTGT